CCTATTAAACGGCCTGTAAAACTTACTTTAAACTTTTTCATAGTTGTTTAAATTAGTTCTTTCACACTTTTAAACCCTTCAGCCAAATTATCGCATAAAAAGCCATAATAGCCCACTTCAGTACACCGGCAAATAATTTTCATGCCGTTGCTGTCGAGGATTGCCGCTGCCTTGTCTGATACATTGTCAGTGTTGGCTGAGGACCTTCGAAAATCATGTCAGCGCCAAACTCGTCCAGCGTCTGTTCTGTGATTTGATAAGGAAATGACGTGTTCGGATAGAGTTGGCGAAACTCTGATTCTGTTACAACATTTCCTGTTTCTCTAATTCTGATTTCCATATGAATTCCTAATAACTCTGTTTTGTATATTTATGCGATTGCGAGATATGTGAATTGTCTTCCGGATCCATTGACTTCAGAATTTGCACTGGATGTAATTTGAAATCCAGGAGCGTATGTGCTCAAATATCCAGAATTAACCTCGGCGGGAGCTGCATTCAACAGAGAATGAATATTTAATCCTCTTGATGTATCAAAGAAATACCAAGATCCTGAATTATAATCATTCGATTTAAGCATTACAAATCTAGCTCCTGATGTGAATCCACAATCAATATTGTTTGTAGTTCCGTTTCCTGTATATGTTCCTACTTTAGAAACTCCAGGAACTGTTCCAAAAAGATATGCAACAAATGGAGCGCCATTTGCGTTTACATCAGATGTACTTCCAACTGTAAATGATGTTGCCGTTGGTGCCGTATTCTGCCATACCGTACTATCTGTTTGTTCTTGATTATCAGATCCATACAAAAATTTTCCTGCGTTTCCTGTATAAATATACCAATATGTAGTGCCATCTCTCTTTTTAACCATAATCCAACCTGGAACAGCACCCAAATTGTGTGTTATTGTTTGATTTGCTCCCGTTCCTGTGTAAGTTACGACATCAAGAAAACCTGCCGCTCGCTTGAAACAATTGTGAATATAATTTTGATAATAATTTACTTGTGCATATGAACCATCATTATCCAATACATATCCATCTGAAGTGATGTACTGTAGGGCGTTTGATGGATAATATTCTGATTGAGGTTGAAATTTCAAGAAGATTGCATATCGCAATCTATCATAAATTGCCGCGTCATAACTATTCGTTCGACATTTTGATATGATCAAATCAGGAGAGAATCCTATTCCAGATACAACAGTAGCATTTGTTCCAGTTCCTGTATGAAGTTTTGGAGTGAATACTTGAGTTCCAACTGTAGGGGGTTTATTTGAGCGTCGAATCGCTGTATATACAAATGATCCACTAGAAACTCCGGTTTGTATATAGAATCCTGTGGATGTTGGATTGCCGCGAGTTGAACTATTTTCAGTGTTTTGTAAATTTGGATATAATACGTTATCCGATCCTAAATCAAATCCTCTATAAATATCTAATACTTCCCAATTTCCACCGGCACTTTTACATTTAATCAGAATATATTGAATTTCCCATCCAAGATTTATCGTCGCATATCCAGAAGCATCAGATGTAAATGTTCCATTTTGAATAATACCATCGGTTGTAGAATCATGCCCGTAAATATACGCAACATATGTATAACCACTAGTGTTTAGTACACTACCGAAGTATAGATTTGAACTTGTAGGATCGACTGCTGATGAACCGTTGCCAAAATATAGGGCCGCATTGGTCGGATCTTCGGAGTCTGTAGAGTTTAATTTTAATCTTCCTCCAGACGTGAGACTTCTATGCCATGTATACCAATCCATTGCATTGGATGTACACTTCACGTCAACTCTTCCTGGTGTTGCTTGGAGATTGTGTGGAATTACACGAGAACTGTTACCATCACCAGTCCATGTTACGATATCAAAGAATCTGGCGCATTTTCGAAAAGTCCATGCAACATGTGATGCTGATGAAGAATTGATATTTGCGTTGTAATTTACTCCTAGTGAAAATCCATCAGTATTAAACGAATATAAATCATAGTTTCCGACAGGAGATACAGTTTGAGCCGCAGATGAATCCGTTGCAATTGCAGTTCTAACACCTCGTGATGTGTCATAAATGTGATGACTGAATACACCTGCCCGATTTTTACCCCAGACCATTCCACCGTAGAGTGAAAGGTTTATTCTATTCACAATTGATTGTGTCCCACCATTTCCCGTATAAGTGTATGTCGAAAACAAGTCATCAACATACAACTTATCAACCAGTCCTGCTCCTGCATTCGCTGCAAACATATTAAATTCCTTTACAGATAATTCTGTCCTGTGATTGATCCCCACCAATATGTTCCATCAGAAACAAATGAGAATCGATCTGCCTTTGATGCTGTCGCTGTTAGTGTAGGATTTGTATTCGCGGGCCAGCGTGTTTTACCATCCCAGGTAGCTGTTCTTGATCCTGTTGCATCTTGATGTTGGATCATATGAAAACTCTGTCCAGCACTCGTAATAACGTTAGGAAACGTATATGTCGGTGAAGCATTCATCGTCAGTTTGAAAATTGTTCCATTCGCCGTTGAAATCGTATATGCTGAGCCTGTGTTTGAAATAACAAGGCGTTCTGTGTAGTTCACAATCGTCTTGTTGTTCATTGTCTGGACGTTCTGTGTGTCGATGATGTTTGACACAACTCCGCCTGATCCGTTGATCGAAATGACAGGTCCAGAAACAACATTTGCGAGTGCTGACACCACATCAAGATATGAGTTCGCCGCGGCGCTTGCTGAATTCGACGCCATCGTTGTGAAGATCATAGCGTTTTCGAGTGCACCACGATCTTGGGTTGGAGTTCTGAATTGAGGATCAAAGAAAATCGAACCATCAGACGTTGCTTTTCCTACAAGTCTTCCTGTGTTTCCTGGAGTCAGTGATCCATTCGCACCCAAATAATATTCAACACCCGTGATCAGAGTATTCGCAACATTTGGATAGATATGTCCGCGCATAACAATTTTTGCGCTCGTGTTGTTTGCGAATGTTCCATCGGACATACCGATATATCCATCCGCATTTGTGTTTTCCCAAGGAAAATCGACAATATATGAATAGAGTCTGTTGTATTTACTTGCAAATGGAAACATTCCAGCAACAAACAATCGATATTCAGATTCATTTTTACTCATATATTGTTGATAATATCCGGAAATTACTCCTTTTGATATTACAAATTCTTCACCAGGAACACAAACTCCATTTTCGATTTTGAATCCTTTATATTTGTATTGGGTAAAATCAGCATTATCAGCATATGTGACACCATATTGACTTCCATCAGACTTGATTAGAATATCCATAGGATCTGCCCAACCAGATGTGAAGTCTGTTCCACCATCGTGAGTTATTACAGTTCCTGAAAGCGTCAGAAGATGAAGTTTCAATCCACCAAACTGATCGTAAATTGAGCCATATGATGTCGAAAATGGAATTACTGGATTATAAACAAAAATGTATTTATTAGATGTTGGATCGTATCGAAGTTTAGGCGTTTGTGTAGTTCCCGCAACGTAAGAAGCCATTTGTACAATAGGATATCGAATAGGATCTAGTGTAATCGTTGTTCCTGAAATCGTAAAGGATTTCGCGGAGTGTCTCGACTGCGTACCTATGGTTCCTTCAAATGATGTAACAACACCAGAGGAGTTACTGTTGCTATATGCAACAGTGTAAAAATAATTTCTAGAAAATGCATCTGATCCTGATCCGCCAACCACTGGATCGTCAACAAGAGATCCTACCGTCCAGGTTGTTCCTGAAACTGTCGCTGTTTGAATGGCTCCATTTGTCGATCCAGATGCTTTGTATCCAACCATGATAATTCTAGATTGTTCTGGAAAATAAACTGTATCAAGTGAAGCATATACAGCAGTATTCGAAAGTCCGGCTGCAACTGTACCAACGGAAATAGTATTTCCTGTATATGTCGCTGCATATAATTGTCCATAATTCCAATTGTAGTAGATTATTCTACTTCCATGATAATTATCAGGGAATAATTTGAAAGTTCCACTCAAATTATTTGGTGTTGTTACTGTAGTTCCTGGAGTCCATGTTGTTCCAGACACAATACCGGCGGTCCATCTTGTTCCTGTTGCTAGTGTATTCGCTCCCATTGTTACAAGAACATTTCCAGTTGGATTGAATGTAATAAGACCATTTGTTGATGTATTATTCAATTCAACTTCAGAACCAAACGTGATTACGTTAGATACAACGTTTCCGATCGATATATAAACGTTGTTTGTTGGTCCTCTGTAATACATCAAAGCAACTTTATTTGCGACATTCGAATACGCCGAAGCCATTGTATAAATGGTGTTTGTTCCGGGTGTAGTAATGTTTGCATATGGACCGATCATTCCCAATGATCCATTACCAGAAATCAATTCAACTTTACCGTCAGTTCGAAGTGCGACGAATGATTTATCATTGATCGCACCAGATGCTGTATATTGAATGATATCCGAAGCTTTACCTTCGATTGCGGCATTTGCGGCTTCTGCAATGATACCCGCGGCATTTGCTGCATCATATGCTGAATTGGCTGTTCCATAAATCGTGGGAAGAACATTGATAGTTTCTATTGCAGATTGAACAAGCGTATGAACTGTATTGACTGATCCTGCCGACGCAAATGCATTTGCTGATGTTGAAGTTACAACATTTTGAACATTCGCTGTTACATAAACAGTTCCTCCCAATGAAACAGTACCACCAGAAACAACAAGTCCTGCGCTGTTTGATGTGATTGTCAGACTGTTGTTCTGAAGTCCACTATTTCGAATATCCCAAAGACCAGAACCATTACCTCTAATATATCCATTAGATACATTCAGAGATACGTTCGCATTCGCGAATGTCGAATTGTTGATTTCAATCGTTCCTATGGGCTTTTTGAATGTTCCTTCAGTGAGGTCATTGCTAACTTCGACAAGTTGATTTGTCGTCAAAACCCATTCATTGAACGTGTTTAACAGCGAAACGTTTGCTATTGTCATTATTTTATCAATCCTCTGAGAAGTTCTTTTATTTCAGCCATTTCATTCTTCAGTGCTTGAATTTCTGAAAGCTGGTCTTTGATGCTATTTATGTCTTCTTGGGATGATCGAACGCCTGATAACATTTTTGATCTTGCTTTATAATCTTCGACTTTTTTTCTATCGGTTTCAATGAGACCTCTTGAATGAATGTCTCTTTGAAACGTTGAATCTGGAATTGAAACTCGCATGATTACACACTCATTCCAGGTAGAGCAACAGCCCGAGCGTCATACAAAATAGGAGTTACTGTCGTATCAGATGAAGTCAGAATGATCTTGATCGAATACTGATTGAACGAATTATATGTCGTTGTGCTTGTTGAGTATGAAATCGAATTGATCGTATCATAAGGTTCGAATTCATATTCGATTTTATCGTTTTTGTAGTTTTTCGTTGAATACAAAGTATCAAGATTCTTTTGACTCATCAAAGTGTAATTCTTCAAATCGAAAGGATCTGAATCATTCGAACTTTTGATCTTGTAATAAACTTTGATATTCGTTCCTGATGGTTTGTATGCTGTCACGAATACTCGAAGGTCTCCCGCATCGAATCCTTCCGCGAGAGTTACCGGACGTGAAATGTATTTCGAAATTGCAGGTCCACCAAAAGGAGATGTTTCAGAGTTGATGACAATAGTTGCCCCAGTTCCGTTTGCCGCCGTGATTGTTGATCCTGTATTTCCATTTGCCGAAAAGAAGGTAATCGTGTCTGTGTATCCATAACCACCATCAGGAACAATAATCGTATTGATGTGTCCTGTCGAATTCGCAAGTGCGCGTACAACAGCTCCAGTTCCGTTTGATGAGGCAAGCAGAATCGTAATATTCGCATTCGCGTCATAACCTGATCCTGATGAAGTGATGACAATATCATCAGAGTCGATATTCGCATTATCGATGAAGTTTTCAATCGCAATGATTCTTCCAGATTTTGAAGAAATATACGGAGATACCCTGCGATCATTCGAAGTCAATGTGGCGCGAAGTTTGTACATTCCATTTGCAGTGCTTGCAAATTCAAGTCTTCCTGTGTTTGGTGTGAAGTTGAATTCTGTCGTACACGTTTGATAAGTTGAACCTGAGTCATATGATTGTGCATATGCAATTGCTGTATTAGGCACAATGAAATCATCGATATGAGTATAGATCATATCCGCATAGACATTCGATTCTGGATGATAATTGTCGAACGTGATTGTCGCTGTCGTGTCGAATTCCGCTGTGTAGAGATTGAATGCAAGGTCTTCGGTCTGATATGCATTCCACGTTGAAAAGTTTTCAGATCGAATGAAAGATCCCAAATATGGATTCTTTGAAACTTTTCGATCTGTTCCCAAAATTGTTGATCCAACTTCAGATACGAAAACTTCATATTCTGTCGAGTCGGATTGAATGATCATTGCATACATTCCAGGAGCGAGATAGATTGGCGCCTGAAATTTGAATTTCGTTTCAAGAGTCCCCGTATCAGACGTTTCGACAAATTCAGAAGGAATCACAACATCTGATCCGAGAATCATCGTTTCTTGAATAGGGTTTCCATTTTCAGTCGGACGCAACGTCAATTTCACAGGAAGAATTGGATCTTTCTGATAAAAATAGACTCCGATGCTTGTGACATATAGTCCATTCGGAGACGTGTCCGCATCGACAAAGAATGTCTGTCCTACCGGATCAGAGTGATCAGAATCTCGACCTGTTGGCCAGACTGGAGCGTGTACAACAGGCTCTTTTGGTTTCGGCTTCGGATCAGGCTCGCGAGGAGTTCGCGGAGGATCGGGTTCCGCACGAGTTCTTGGAGGAACTGGAACAGTTCTTGGAGTTGAAGGCGGAGTAGGACTGATGCTGTGTGTGTCTGGTGGATACACAACGCCAGGATCCCATGATCCCGTCGGAATATATTCGATGATAGGCTCAACAGGAACAGGAACTTCAAACTGCTTGCGAATCGTGCTTAATCCAGATGCAGAGAATTTATATTCCGCAAATGTCGTTGCATCGACTGAATCGTTGTTTGGATCGTCAATGATTCTGAATACACGTTCACCAGTTCGAAAAAGTCCGCCAGGAATTGAAAACGTTCCCGCAATCTTTCCTTCCGAATCTGTGTACAATTCAGTTCCGATAGACCATCCGATCGACGCTCCCGCATCTCCTGCCGCGGGAATATTGTATGTTGGATATTCAATCGCAAGATTTGCGAGTGTGTCAGTTGCACTTAATGTTAGAGTTTGTGTGACGTTATCGAATCCTGAAATATAAGAAACCATCGCTCGGACGTAAGTGCCCTGGCGAGGAATCAGTGTGATTGTATTCGAATTGTCAGTTCCCCAATAATTGTTCGCCATGACGCGAGTTCTTTGTGGGAGTCGAATTGTTGTCGCTGGTGTCGATGCAAAGAATGATGCAAGAGATTCACCACCTTGAATGACGACAGATGAAATCGTTCCTGTGTTTCCCGAAACGTCGGTTGCGAAACTTTGTGTATTTACGAATTCGCCTGATGAATTTGTAACTGAGATTGTTCGAAGTCGTGAGATTTCGGTTGCGGCGTCGTTAGCAGAGTAATATCGACCAGTTTGAACCACGCGACCGCGTCCGGTATTACCGGAAGAAATAATAAGAGTGTCTCCATTTGAAAATCCTTGATTTAGAATAACCGAACTTGAATTCTGTACAAGTGTCAGAATATCTGGTTTAATGATAAGGTCTGTCACGTCGATAGAATCGAAGAATACATAGACTCTTCGATTGGGTCTTAGTCCATCCGCGGCGAACTGGACCATTTGTTGTCGAATATAAGGAATGATTGAGACATCCGAAATATATCCAGTTGTTGAACTGGACGTTTGAACAACGCTAGGATTACTTACTGTAAGTGTTCCTTGTTGTGTTTTATCTTTTCCTAGAATCATGTCTTTTCTTTTCTCTTATCTTGATTCGACTGGTCTACCGAAGAATGTATTCCACCAATATGCTTCGGTTACCATTTTATTATTGGCTTTGATAGAATCCGCTCTTGTTCCGCCCGATGCTGAATTTGCCGCCGCTAGTGCATCGTTTACACCCATATTTATAACAATATCGGGATTCGTGCTTTCTGAGATCCAATTGTCGGCAGGAGGATCCATTTGAACTTTACCGAGCCATTGTGCGAGCATGAAAGGTTGAACCGAAACGTATTTTGTGGCGAGATTCTGTTGAATGTAATATGTTTCATTGAATCGAATTGTCGTTTTGTCGCCCAGTGTTGTTGACGTTGAATTTGCACTTTCATATAGTTGCATTGAAACTGTGTTCTGTGCTGGATATAGTCCACCCAGTACACGATCAATTGCAACCAAGTAATCTGGATCATTGACATTTCCGTATCCATGTGTCGTGAAATCGTCCGCGAGAATTCCGTATTTTGTACGTTCAAGTCCGTTTTCATCCAGAATCGACATATTTGTTGCGCTCTGTTCAAGAAGAGTCAATGCTTGGTAATATTCAAGATTTTCAATTCTCTTTTCGAGAGTTCCAATGTCGCGCATTGTGTATCTTTTATTTTCAACATATTGGACGCGAACGTTCTGTGTCGTCATTGTGTATGGTTCAAGTGTCAACTTGTACAGAAGCATTGAATTTTCGACAATTTTTGGCTCTGTTGGATTTCTTGAAGAAACTCCTTCGACAATTTTAAACGGTTGTCCAGAATCTCTTGTCAGAATAATATGAGCCTTCTTTCCTAGATAATATTCATAGTTCGATTCGAATGATGTTCCTGAAACAGGCAGTCGAATTCCACTCATTGAATATGATGGAGTCGCATTTGACGCTGAAGCTCTTGTAGGACGAAAATCGATCACGTCACGCAATTGATATGTGATTCCTGCGGATGTTGTATATGAAGGAATGTCAATATATCCTGTTGTTGTTGCGTTTGGATATGAATCGACAGAGAAATATCCCTTGCCGTCTTGTGATCCTGGACCAACAGAATGTGAATATCGATCATAACAAACGATCAAAGGACCTGCCACTGTGCCGTTTCTTGGCTTCAGTGCAATAGACGCATGATCATAATGTGTATCTTTCTGTCCGCCATCAATGAGAAACTTCGATGTAACGTCACTATACGATTCAATCGACGTTCCTGCCGCTGGAATTGCGGCACCAGCGAGGTCATAGATTGCCGTTACATTCTTTACGTCTGAGACGTAAATTGACATTGGATCGTTTGGAATTGACGAAGGTGCTGTAATTGTCACTTGTCCAGGAACAAGATAAACAGTTGCATTTGTCGTTCCTGTCATGAATGAACCATTCGATGTTGAACCAACAAAATGCGTCGTATTTCCTGTCACAAGAGTTTTAGACTTCTGAAGTGTCAAATCGCCCGTATTCAAGTTTACGATGTAATAAACATATGCGGTTCCAGAATATGTCGAATTGTCCGTGATTGTTGCCGTAGGAGTTCCTGAATTATCAACAGTCACAGAAGTAAGTGTCATTCTAGAACCTGTGTCTGATCTGAATGATTGGAATGAAGTCATTGTGACTGCGCTTCTTCCCGTTGAATCTGTTGTTCCTGCAAAACTTTGTCCACTCGGAAGTGTGATTGTTGCTGATCCAGACGTGAATGTTGCTGTCGCAATTCCCATAAACTGATAATCTTGCGCAACAATAGAACCTGCCTTCACGAAATTTTCAGAGAATGGGAAAATCAGGGAGTTGAATGTTGTATCAGAAAGAACTGTATCACCATTTGATGTTCCATCAGATTTTGAAAGTACGTTAATGTTTGTATTAGCATTCGTCGCTGATGATGTGTGTGTTGTGTGCTTCAGAATCGATTCAGCTTGTGCGAGTGAAAAGTTGATAGAAATTTGCGACGCCGCATTAGGAGTCGTCAAAAATGTATCAGAGATAGTGACAGTTTTTGTCGATGCGACATAATCAGAGATTGTATGAGATTCTCCTGATCCGAGTCCTGATGTGATTCGAAGTGTCGCTCCTGTGTATGCAGAATTGTTCGCTGAAAACTTTCCAGAAACGTCAAAGATTGTCATTGTATTCGATGTCACGACATTTGCATTTGACGTGAGATTCGAAAATTTTGTGTCGAAAATAGACAGTGTTTGAATGATCGTGTTTGAATCGCCTGTGTTCGATGCTGAATAGTATTTCAATTCGCGAACACGAGCCGTTCCTACTTTCGTGGATGTATAACCCGTTGATGATGCAAGATTGACATATGAATATGGAACAGAATGAAGATCAATTCTCTCCATACTTGTTGTGTCGAAATATCCTTTTGTGTTTTGAATGTATAGATAATTTCCGAAGTTGATTGTTACGTCCTGATTATAGACATTCGCTGTTTCACGAGCGCGACTTGTATCAAGAAACGTCTGTGAAACGGTTTCAAATTCATATCCACTCAGGTATGCTTTACCCGGATCGAGTCTGAATCCAACGCGAGTTGCGTCTCCTGGAGAATCCACGATGTTGAGGCGAAAAGCTTTGACTGTATAATTTCCACTTTCATCGTATGTTCTTCGAGCAAGTGTGTCGCCAAGATCAGAATATTCAGCATAAGGAGTGATCTTTTTCACAACACCGCGATCAACGCGCATAAGTTCAACAAATGATTGATCATCTTCGGATTCGAGTGATCGTGTCGCAAGATCGAAATTAATCTGAAGTCGAGCGGCACCTGGTGCTTGATAGTTTGAAGATTCTTGTGCAGGATCAAGAAGTGTGGGATCTGAAGTTTCTGTTACAATGACTTCATCATATTCGAGACCGATCTTGCAATTTGCACTTTGATTATATTTTGACGCGACAACAGTCTGTTTAGGAACTTTGACAAAGTATCCATTGATGAAGAAAATCGAATCTTGAATCGAAGCTGTCGCACCAGTTCCATATGAATTCGCGCTTGCAACATTTGCGTAAACATTCGAATTCAGAGTCTTGATTGTTGAACCGTCCGTGAATTCATATCCTGATACGTATTTGATCATCAGAGTAGGAGGATCGGTTTCGGTAGCCGCCGCACCAGACGTGACGAACGCTCTAACTTGAGTGTTTCCAGAACCTAGTGTGATCATGTTGCCGATGAAGTCTGTTACATCCACGGCAGTTGCTGCATATTCTGGTGCAAGATTAAGGTGGTTCACCTTCAAATCGAGTGTGACACTTCCGCCAAGAACAAGTGATCCATTTTTGAAAACGTGCATACCGAATCGTTCGATCTGATTTTGCAAAATCGTCTGAATCTGTGTGAGTTCACGAGCCTGCACCGCATATCCTGGACGAAACAGAATGCGGTGATGATTCGAATCTTCACTGAAGTTATCATAAAACGGCTTCAATTTTGTTTCTGATGGAACAACTTTTGTGTTTGCAATATTTGCTGTAGCGGTCATGTTATACCTTTAAAATTATAGTCGAATGAGGATTTTGAAATCCTCTGTTTGATCTGCTGATCTCGTAATTGGGCGAATGTTGTCTGTATATAGAACATATCCACTATTCTTTTCCAGCTCACCAAACGTGTAGGAGCTAGGAAGACGTGCCGTTGCTGAATTAGCACCAACGAGTGTCGATGTTGATATAATTCCTGCTGGTGATGTCAATGTGACCACTCCAGCGTCATATGTCAGAACTCTTCCTGTGAATGTTGCTGATGCAAGAGAAGCTCCTTGATATACGATTTCATCAGATTCATAAGAACCAGTTCCTGACGTTGTGATCGTGTATGCTTGAAGCACAACAGAATTCGACGCGACATTCGAAGTTCCTCTTGTGAGAGGATTTTTGATAAGTGCAATTTGTCGAAATTCATTCGACTCAGGAAGAACACCATTTTCAGTATTGTTCAATCGAACGTTGATCATCAAATTTGAACCACCCAGTTCATACAAAGGATCTGATCCATGTCCACCTGGATAGGAAATGATTGGGCGCAGAATTCCTCCTGCTCCTCCACCGCCTATCAAACTTGCTTTTGCGTTTGAGTATCCGAGTCCAATGTTCGTTAGTGTGATACTCGACAATGTATTTGACGTTGCGTTAATCGTTGCTGTTGCTGTCGCTGTTGTTCCGTCGCCTGTGATTGTGACAATAATATCATCGGCGTTTGAATATCCAACTCCAGCATTTTCAATTACGATTGAGTGAATTGCTCCAGGAATTGCATTTTCTTGAACGTCCCATTGCAATGATCCATCATCAATATCAAGAGTCTTGACGGGAATATATCCACCTGTCGTGAATTTCAGAAGATCCGCATCAGAAAGACTATACATATATTTCCATGTATATCCATCACTCGTTTGTGTCGTTGCGTCGTATGACACAGATGTCGGCTGAACTGTCGAATTCGCGGAGTTGTTGTTTGCAAGGCATTTGAATACGTGATTGTCTGTTGTCAGAACGTAAAACTTCACGTTGTCTCCATAGAGATTCGTGTTCAAATGATCGTATGCAATATATTTTGTGTTTGCGACCCAATCATAACGAGGAATGACGTGGCGAATATCATTCGACGTGATCTTTTTTGCGCCGATCATGTTTGACCAGATTTCATATTCAGTTGCAACTGATGAATTCGCTGTATTGGGATTTGCATCATCAATCCACGAGTGTCCACGTCCAATCGACAAGTAAATTGTCGTCGGAGATGTCTCTGATGCAGCTTCTTTGAATTGTTCCGCTACATCAACTTTAAGTTTTTTCGTGAATACTGATGTCATGTTGTGCCTATTTGATTGAGTATTTATGCAACAATACCAACGAACACAGAACCACTTGTTTGTGTTACAGAACTATAATGAACAACGTTGAATGTATTTGCCGTTGGAACTGTTGTTACTGTAAATCTTCCGTTTGGAGTATTCGAAGTCATGAATTCAAGATAAACAATATCATTCGCGACAAGTCCATGTGATGTATGAGTTACGCGAATATTTGAATTGTTGCAATTAAACGTTCCGAGTTTGAATTTTGTTTCAATTGAATTGTCAACATCAATTGTAATTTCTTGTGTTTCGCCATTATCTTCGAACAGATATTCGCCAAACATTTTCATACCCGCTGGATGCGCTAGATTTTTAATGAATGATCGATAGTTTTCAATCGACTCTTTCACTCGAATGACATATGAATAGTTCTGATAATAATCACGATCCTGTAGAAAATTGAATGATGAAAGATGTCCATCATCGTTGAGATATCTTCCAGGATATGTGAACACGCCCTTTAGAATTTCAACAATTGCGTTTGCATTTCCATCTCCTGAACCTGATAGATCAAGAGTCGCATCATCATATCCAGAACCGCCATCGATGATTGAAATCTTTTCAATTGTACCGATCGATGAATTTGAAACTGAGAATTCTGCACCATATCCAAGAAGATTCAAGACGATGATATTTGCGCTGTTTCCTGTTGATGTAACAACGTTTGCGATTGGCATATAGTTTCGATCATATCCAGATCCGCCTGGAATGTGTCCAGGAATAGCTTCGAACGCAACAGTCTTGATTTTACCATTCGCTTCAATTGACGTGACGTTTGCGAATCCTCCGATTCCATATCCGCCTGGAATATTGATGAATTCAATTTTATCATTCGCGAGATAGTTCAATCCACCATCGATGATTTCCATTTGACCAAGAATACCAAGTGCTGTGATTCTCGTGTTTGCAATAACGTTCATTGTTGGAGGTGTTGTGTATCCTGTTCCTTTCGAAACAATCGAAATAGACCTTGCGGGCCCTGTGTTCGCATATACAAAAGTCGCGAGTGCATTTGCAAGTGTTGTGTTAGCATTTGATGAAGATAGATTTGAATATACCGCATTTCCAATGGGCGTATTCGCTTCTTCTGAAATGAACGAAATTCCTATATTGTATGTATTCGGATGAACACTCTCATCTGTATTGACAAGAAGTATTTTGGCGTTCGCTCCTGTTCCATCACCCGCGACAAAAAGAAAATCTTCAGATCGAAATCCAGCTCCGCCTTTCAGAACCGCAATGTCCGTGATTGAGCCTGTCGAGACTTGAGATACGATAACACAAGCGCCGTTTCCTGTGTTTGATGATACAATAACAGGATCTCCGATGTTGTAATTCAATCCCGAATCAACGATTGTCACTGATCCCAAAACACCCGCAAAGATGTCGGATGTGATAAGTTTTTCTTCATCATTCTCTTCGAAAATTGTTCGAATTGTTTCACCAGATTCGAATGTTCCATGAATAGAAGAAAGAATAAGTTCATCGACCTGCGTTCCGATTTGGAAATATCGATTCACAGATTCGACAATAGCACTTGCGTTTGACGTGTTTCCTGTGATAGATTTTCCTACGTATTTTTCCAGTCCGACAAGTGCGTTGTTTGCACTTCCATCGATAACTGTGTCGGATACGCGAAGTGATTTCTGAATATACCACTTACCCGCTGATGCCCGAAGAACGTCATTTTTAGGATAATAGATGTCGATTTCTTTATTGAAAATAGCTCTCATAAGAAAGCGAATCGAGTTTTCACTTCCTTTTGATCGATAGAAATCTTTCGCATGTTTCAGAACAATTTTCTTGTCTGCAACGATTGTTTTTGGAAATTGACTCAAGTATTCATCATACAAATGATCCGTCAAGTCGTCTAGTGTTTTGTCAATATCATAAAATGACATGACATTTTTAGCGCGATCAATAACTTTACCTGCTGAAACAACAGATTCATTCTGTTCAAGATATCGATAATATGCTTCGAGGAATGACACAAACGTTTGGTGGTCATTCCGAACATAGAACGGAACTTGTGAATTAACAAGAATCGATGTCTTTGCGTGAGTTGTCATTTATTAACTATCCACCACAAGAGTTGTTTGAATCGATGTTGTATCGTTCATGTCCACAACAAGGATTGTGTTCTTTTTCTGGAAGATTGAATCTCGTTCTGGCTTGATGTTGATCGTCAAAACATTAGGCTGGTATAATGGATTATCAGCAACAGAAATAGCATTAAGTCCGTCTAGATAGACAATACCCGCTGAATAGTCGATTGTTCCCGCAGTGCTTGAAACGACAACTTTTTCACCCGATGATCGATAATAGAAAGACTGAATTTCTCCGTATTTGAAATCGACACGTGGAGTTGCGGATGCTCCTGTTCCACCTCCGCCAGTGATCGCAACTGTCGCTCTTGTGTATCCGTATCCTCGCTTGCGAATTGTGATTGCCGCGATTTTTCCGTTGACGATTCGAGCTTCCGCTTCTGCTCCAAAACCATCACCAGATATAGTAACAGTGGGAATTGATGTGTAGTTCAATCCAGGATTGATGATGTCAATGGAATCAACCCCTGTTGATGATTTTGCAATTTCTTCGAAATAAACATCACGTTCAACTCCAGTAATATCAGCGACTTTTACTGTAGGATACGTGTACATTGCATTACCAATTTCTCCTGGTTTCAGAGAAGTTCCAAAGTTTACTTCATAGTTCTTTGTAACACCAGTTTCAATGTCCAATCTCTTCTGGAGATATACATCAATTTCAGATGACACGATATAATTTCCAATGTCTCCTAGATATCTGTGGAGAATCGACGTTCGAAATGATGATTTGAAACTGCGCAAATTGTCTTGGACATAATCTTCGACTGTTGTTCTCACGAGAGCTTTGATTTCATTCTCTGTGAGATTTGTCAGTGCTGGATTATAATTGATGATGAAAGAAGTCATGATATATGTCAGATCAGGATCAACGATTTCAGGAGTCACGGTCATGACAGATCGATTCTTGATGATCTCTTTTTTGATTCGTTCCTTTTCAATCAGCGTAATTGCATAGTTTGTTTTAGGAAGGAGTGAAATAAACACTTTACCATAAATTGGAGGATCATTATCTTCACCACTCCAGACTGAAATCGCATCAATCGAAGGATAATCTCTCAAGAGAAGAGATTCAAAATCATTTTGATTGACTGTTCTGTTCTGTGCAGTATAAGCACCAGGAGCGCGATATCGAATCTGTTCGATTGATTCTTTGTCAGATCCACCTGCCGCCGCTGAAATTGACGTTACGCGAACATTTTGTGAAAATCCATTGATGTCAGAAAGAAGTGTGAATGTATTTGCTTTGTTTCCATATACGCCTTTTGTGTCGAGATATGTGACAATGACAACGTTTCCGTTTGATGGTTTTTTGCCTATGACATTATCACCAAAATAGATAGAATATGATGCATTCGCTTCCGCATTTTCTTCGACAAAATAGACTGCGCTGTTCGCTTTCACTTCCGTGATGTCTTCATTTCTCGTGTATGCTGTTGTGAATGAATTTGACGTGGATTCTTGAACCGTCACATCGATAGTCGAGATATCAACATTCGAAGATGGAATGACAAACTTTCTTGAACCTGACACGATATATTGTTGCGTTACGGGCTGTCCCTGCTTGATTGAAATGTTAGAAAATAGAAATGACGAATCAACTTTCACCGCCGAATTTGCCGATGTTGTTGAAAATACGTAATTAACTCCATCAATAGGAGTTGAAACAAATCTCGTGAATTTAGGAAGACTCAAAGTCGTAATGTCTTGATCTTCAACGTCCTCAGGAGTCACGCGAATATTGACAACGGCAGTCGCGCCTGTCATTGATCCTGGAATATACTGAAGATGTTTCGCGTGTGAAACAATAGAAGATCGAAGTTGTGCAGTGTCAAGAAATGCTTCATTTCCTACCATATTCAAGTAATAACTCATATAGTGAGTATTATATGCGAGAATGTTGAGAATCTGTGTGATGCCCGCTCCTTCGAAATCAAAATCCGTAAATTCAGATTGATTTCGAAGAAAATCTTTTAGATTCGCTTTGATTGTTGTGAAGTCAAGTTCACTGATTCGAAGTGCTGTATTTGCTGTCATATGAATTACCGAGTTCTTTCCAGAAAGAGCGTAAGCTGATATGGTTCAGGTCTATTCACAATCGAAAAAATGATCTTGACTCTGTATCCATTATTATCATGATCAGGCGAAGCTTGAACTGTGATTACTTTCGCACGAGGTTCAAAGTTTTCAATAACTGCGAGGATATGATTTTCAAGATTTCTTGCTGTCATATCTGACATGTTTTCAAACAACATTTTGTTGACATTCGATCCCAACCATGACTGGAAAGGAACGTCGTAAAAATTCATCATGACAAGATTTCGAAGTGATCTAGAGACTGCCACTGGACCTTTCAGTGCCACGACATCTCCCGTTCCTGGATGAGGAAGGAATGATAAGTCAAGGTCTCTATAGTCAATTGCTCTTGTTATTTTATTTGTGATGGCCATGACTTATTTATGAAACAATCACCCGCCCGCTGTAATGTTTCCTGAGCCGGATGATATGACGTGATCGCCGCCATACGTATCGCCAAGTCTTCCTATGCCAAGTCCATTGACTTTGACTGTCGCTGAATATGTTGTCAAAGTAGGAGTATGAATTCCACATCCACAACCAACTGTGTGTGGAGTCATTGTATCACCTGCCCGAACTGCTCCAATTCCATTGAAGAATACGTTTGTTGATCCTGCAAGCGTGTGTTGGACTGACGGTGCATTACATTCTGGAACACCAGGGAAACACTCACCAGACACGGTTCCGTCTGGTGACGCAACTGTATCTGTCATACTCATTCGAGCTACTGCTGGCATATAAAATTCCTTTAGATTTATGCGTTTAGATTGATACCGCTCGAATCATCAAGAGACATTCCTGATGTTGACGCGAGTGACATTGAAGATTTCGATTCGACAGACATTGCAGCTCCGGACACGAGAGATGTTGTTGTTCCCGACGTTACTGTCATTGCACTTGCCGCTTTTACGTTCACGTCTCCTGCCGTTGAAGCGAGCATTGCTCCTCCATCTGCATTGATGTATGTTTTTCCTTCTGTTGTGTGTACAGAATTTCCTGCTATTCTCGTGTCCTGATTTTGCGCAACAACAGTCTGATTTCCATTCACCGTCATATTCGAAGAACCACCAATGACCGTGTTATGATTTCCTGTCACTGTCGTGTTGTAATCTCCATCGACTGTCGCGTTGTAATTTCCTTTGACTTTCATCGACGCTGCGCCGTCTACCACTACATCATGCGCTCCTGTGATGTAGATTCGATTTTCACCAAACACCATGTTGTATTGACCGTTGTGTGCCGTGATCGTCACTTTGCCATCAGGTTGAAATTGAACCATTGATCCTGATCGATGTTGGATTGTGACGTGTTCAACACCTTCATTGTCGTTCATTTCAATGACGTGACCTGATCTTGTTTTCGTAATCGATGTGTTGTGAATGTCGTGAGATTTTTCATCTTTTCGAGAATCTTCTGGAAAAGTAATTGTTTCGGGAGTTTCAATTTTTGATTCTGTCATAATTTATCCTGTAATGAATTGAATAGCACTTTCGATGAATCCAGCGGGAGTATCAACTCCATCTTGATCGACTCGTTTGCGAGGATCAGTTCCCGTCGCGGGTGCTGTATTCAATTCGATTCTCTCTTTGAATGTTGATTTAGCTGATGTGTTTGCAAGTCTTTCGCCCATTGCCGCGATTGTTGCACTCGCACCTGAAAAAATATCAGTTCCGTTTGCGCCAGGAATAGAACCAAGCAAAGATGAAAACGCCGCCATCGCCGCACTTGCTGTATTGGATGGTGTGATCGTGACTTGTCCTGTCAAAGGATTCAGAGTGATTGTCGTGTCGCCAAAAGTACCTGAAGTTGAAATACTTGTATTTGCAATCGAATCTCTTTTGTGAAGAGATGTATTCGATGTCAATTGCGAAAAGACTGTATGAATATCTCCAGATGTACTGACATTCGAAAGCATCGAATTTGCGGAATGGAGAAGTGCTTGTGTGTTTGATTTCGCGTTCGGAACATATGCACCATCACTAGGAGTCGTCTCGACTGAAGTCATAAGATTCACGGTTGAAGTCATAGCGGCGGCAATTTGAGGAGGCAATGCAGCGGCGGCGGCTGAAGCAAGGAATGAACCTAAAATAGACCCAAGCGATGGTGTTGACGTACCTCCAAGGAGGCTCTGCATTGTCGTTGACATCGAAGACATAGAAGGTTGAACTGCGGTTCCAACAGTCACGTTTGGAAGAATCGTTCCATTCAAAGGAAAGGCGGCTGCGTGAGATATGATAGAATTCAGAAGTGAATGCATATGCTGTTGATTGCGCTCAACAGGTTGACGAACTTTTGCACCATCGACTGTTGTCTCTTGAATCGAAGATGGCGGAACTCGAATCGCGCTTGGTGTATTGATCGCCGTCGACCATTGTGGAAGAACAAGATTCAAAGACAAATTCGAAGGATTAGAAGGAGACTCTGCTTGTTTCGTTTGATATAGTCCTGTCACTTCGACAAGTGTTGAACCTCCTGTTGTATTGACAATACAAGTCACCATTTGTCCATTGTCGGGCGTTCCAAAATTTGTCGTCGCTGATGATCCACCAGGAGGAACTGTGAATCGAGACCATCCGAGATCGTCAATCGAAACATCTTTTCCATGAATCTCTGGAAGAAACACTTTCATTGAATTGTCAGGACCATTTCGATCCACGATAATTCCTATGTATTTTTTATTCTCTCTTGGATTTGTCGTCATATTAAACTCTGCCTGTCGCAACTGTATTTGAAACGCAATCAAGAATTGTCATTCCAAGTCCACCATGTTTGATGTTGTGTGTCATATTCACGATCAAATAATCTCCTGATCCATAGAGAAGTTCATCTCGTGACGAATGATAAAAATTCGCGGTAACAACTTTACCCGCGGATAGATTTGGATTGAATGGAACTGTCATGCGAAGTGCGATCTTGTCTTGATCAAGCATCGCCATTCTTGGTCGTCTTCGCAGGAGATATTGCTCAACATTCGTCGCACTTGTTGCTTGCTCGGCTTCAGTTCCTAAATTCGTGATCGATGATGCAGATGTTCCTCCGCATCTTGTGAATCCAAGTCCATAGATCGATGACGTTGCATTGTACGGATTGACTGTGATCAGAGAAAATATATTACTTCCTGTTTCATCATATCCATTCAGGACATCCGACAAAAGATCGAAATCACAAGGAAATGAATACGACATAATGTCCGATGGAGTCGCATAATTCAAATCCGCGGAAGCTTTTCCAGAATATGTGAATACGAAAACTGGTGCTTGCTGCGCCATTGCCGTCAATGATTTAAAATTGTGTGTAGGAATATCAGCGCCAAATGAGTTTTGATATGTCATGAAATGAACGAACGAAGGATCCATCGCACCTGTGAGTGCGACTTCCGCTTGTTGATTGATCACTTGAAATGGATGAATATTCTCGGCGATATAATCGCGTGGTGGTGTTGACTCTTCGATTTCAATATTTCGAGGACTTAGACATTGTGAAAACATATCAGAAACAACCGTTGAAGGAGTCACTGCTTTCCATGATTTCGAGACCCAAACTTTCGCGTCTTGAATCAATGTGTCGTCGCAAGCATCGATCTGAAATGATTCGATTTCATAATTCACTCTTTGTCGATTCGAAAGTCGATAGATTTTCTGTTGCGTATCAAACGTTGATTTGTGTCCTGTGTCTTTGAGAATTTCTCTTTTCACAGAAACTTGAATATTCTTTCCATAATAATCGTTTAAATTGCGCCGAAATGAATTGTTTATTTTTGAGTGGACTGTGATGGACGTTTGAAGACCAGGAGTCAAGAGAGATTCAGTCAAATTCACATCCGTGATCGTCACTTGTTCTCGTGTTTCTTCTGACACGTCAATAGAACAAAGCATATCAGTGAGATATGATGCACTTTTTGAAATCAATTCAACCATATTAGAACGTCAACTTTCGAATGAATGTAGATTTATTCTTTTGTTCTTTATCCAAAAGACCCGACAATTCTTTTTTGATTGGAGTATAATATTCACTTTTGATCAATTTTATTTGACGCTTCTGTTCATTCTGATCAAGTTCCCAGTCATAATTAGAAACAGCATTTCGATATGCTTCGAACACATCAACTGTTGATGTTCCTACTGTATAGACAATAGGAGATCCTTCTTCAACAGGAAGATCATCATATTCATCTTGTTGAATTTCAAGTGTTGTATATGAAATCTCTTGTGTTGTATTATCTACTGTTTTGTAAATCTTTTCATAATGATGAATTGTACTTTGTGCAATTTCGAATGATCCATATTTCGCGACAATATACTTTTTGAAAGCGTCATAATGCAGGACCCAATCGAATTGTGGATCTGTTCTATTGTTCGTCATCAGAACAAGCCAATGCGCTTCTGCATCACCATAGAATTTTTCACTGAATTTCCAAGAGTTTCGTATTCAATAAACAATGACGGCATTTATGACATGCCCGTCAATATCATGGTGCGAATTCGAGTCCTGACAGAACAACTCGACAA